CCACAAAGTCGGTCAACATGGAAGAGATTGCCGCCCTCTCAGCCACGTTATTGGAAATGGTTCCAGTGCCGTGCGTTTTGACGATTTTAATCTGGGAAGGGGTTTCTTGTGAACAAAAAATTGCACCCTCAATTGCTCTTTTGAAACCTTCCCCAGACTCCAGTTGACCGATGGCATTGGAACATGGTTCGCTGGCTGTGTACGACCCCAAAAGGGCGCATTTGGGGTCCTTGACAACGGATTCGTCCTCAAACACGGCAAAACACGCCCCTTGACCGACATTGAAGCCTTGGTTCACGGAGTCGAACGCAGAGGGCAACATACCCTCTTGTTCCTGTTTCCAAGACAGGGTGGCTCCTGCTTCTCCAAAGAACTCCAAAACCGAGTTGCTGACCTGATCCTCGACGGACAGGACAATAACCCGCTTAAAACCATACATTTTTATTAATGTTTGCACATCCATCATGACCTTTAGGCTGGATGCACAAGCCGTGGCGTCCGTGACGATGTGGTCAGATGCGTTTAAAGACTGCGCCAGACGGCCAGCATAGACCTGCGTCAGGGTCAGGGGCAGAAACCTGTACTCATAGGACAGGCGTGTTTCCGGACGATTCCTCGGATTGATCCCAGCGAAGTGAGAATTGCCTGAAGCAAGAATAAATGCGGTCTTACCCACAGGGTTTTCCCTGATCCAAGCCGCAGTCTGCTCATCAAGCACCTTTTCTGCCACCCGATGAGGGGCGTAGATCATCCCTGATTTGGCCCTTTTGTAAGATTCGGGAAACCAATGGACTTTCTGTGGAAAGATTATGTCGTCAAACAGTTCTTTTTCGGTGGTACAGGCCGTTTTGTACTGCGTCAGGAAGATCATTTAATCATCTCCATCGCCTGTTCGATGGATTCCGGATCACGCTTCTTGTGTTTGTTGATTTCTTCCAGCATCTGAGCAGGTGTCTCCGGGTGCAATTCTTTGGCAATTGCGTCTTCAATGTCGTAAATTTCAGACATGTACATGCCGACCATGAGCATGTCCAGTGAGTCCAGACAGGTGTCGGTGAACTTGATGTCCATTTCCTCTATGCGTTTAAACTCATGATGGGCTGGGCGTGCAACCCGGGCGACTTTGTTTAAGAGTTCGAGGAAGTCAATCATGGGTTAAAAATTATTGCGTCAGGTCGTAGAAAGAAATTGAGCCAACGCCGTCACCTTTGGTGGCTCCAGACACTGTGCGAACACCCAAAGTATAAACGTCACTGGTTCCAGAAATTGACACGCCCAGTTGTAAATCCCAGTTATACCCGGTTGCAATAGATGTGTTTACAGTGCCACCGCTACCCGTGGAAGTTACGTAATCGGTCTGAACAATTGTCCCACCTGTCATAGCCGTAGCCGCTACGTCATAGTCCACGTTGGAATCTGATGGCACAGTTGCCGCCCAAGTTGCGCCCGTCAAGGTTGTATTCTTGATTAAGGCCACTTCGTAGTTCTGGCTGGTTAAAGGTAAAAACTGAACACGGTTTGGTAGTACCACCGCTCCCGTGCGTCCAGAAGCCAAACGGATAGACACAATCGGATAAAACGCCGCTGTGTCAATGTTTGCAAACGCTGTGGTGCGACGCGCCACATGGTCAATTGATGTCTGCTCAAACCCACCCTCAGACACTACCGAACAGCAGATGGCCTTCATTGATGCCGCAACAGCCGAGGTCACCGTTTTAATCTCATATCTCACCGGCAAAATGGCGGTGGTCATGTAAACGCTGGTGATGTCGTTGGCATTGTTAAAGGTATGACAGACGATGTACTGACCATTGATGATGAACCCACAACGGATCGATCCAACGCCAAGCCACTCAAAATCCATCCAAAGAATCTGCGCTTTGCTGGGGTCAAGAGTCAGCCCAGACTCTCCTGTCCCGTCCAGTTTGTCGCCGTTCCAGTTTGCTTGATTGACTGTTCTGATGTCGCTTGGAGTGCCCGGGGTAGGGGTAGAACTTGATCGCAGAACAAAAGAGAATGTGCCGTCTATGCGCTGAAAAAACACCCCGTTATCATCGTTGTAGTAGCCTATCCGCTGTGTAAGATTCAGGCTTTGACTGCTGTCCATCACAAACGTTGCCAAGACCAAAAGCCCTTTGCCCGGTTGATACGGGAAAGAACGGTATGACTGACGCAGAACAGAACCTACGCCACCGCTGGTGACTTCCATTTTGATTGCGGCTTCATTTGACAGGAATGTCGTCGTGCCCGTTCCGGTCGTAGAAACGTCAAACTGGTTGTCCGCCGCATAGCGGCTCTGACTGTCAAACAGGGTGTACGGTTGACTGACCCGTTGACGGCCAAAGGCATCAAGGTACGTGGACGGCAAAGACACCGTGCCGCTGATTGGAAGTGGTGTATTTGTTGCCATAAGTCGTGCGATGAAATCGTCAAGTCGGTTGAAATACAGACGCAAGACGTTGGAGTACTGATCCTGAAAGCGTCTGTCCCATTGATCGGGAGCCAAAGGTAAGTTTGGCGCGGCAATCTTGTCAATCTCGTAGTCGGTAGTGACAATTAATGTCATGAGTTACCTCTGCGACCATCGGGCTTGATGTCAATACGAGGTGCGCCCAGTTGCCAAGACAAACCCAGTTGCTCGCCTTCGACTTTAAACACCAGTTGACGACCACGAACCCGTATAAACACCTGACCCGTGAACTCCTCGACAGGTGCGGTGGCAATCCGTTGGATGGTGGCGTAGTTCACGCCTCCCTCAGATTGAGGATTGTTGTACCCTGCGCCCGAGTTCTGCAAAGGAATCAGGGTCATCGTCACTTGAGGAGTGGTGCCAGATGTTGAATTGCGGAAGGTCAAATCAGGCAATACACGGTAGATAAAGCCAAAGTTATGGCCGTCCTCTATATCAAACTCAGAGGATGAGATGACTGAGTAAATCGGCGTGGCTGTGGCAGTTTCATTGTCGTCATTGCCCTGCTCATGATTGACAATGTTCTTGGTATATGTGGCGGCGCATGGGTAGTCACGCAAACCAGAATCCAGCCATGCGGTACGAGCCATGTTGCCGTAATACCAGATGTCCTCAAGGTAGTTGTAGACAACATACTTGTCGATGGTTGTTGAATTGGCAGAACAGTAGAACCACCAGACCTCATTAAAGCCTTCATTTGTACCGGCAAAGAATTGCTGGGACTGCGATTGATTGATGTCACTGAAAATGTACTGGCGGAGGTCGCAACGAAGTGTTGAAACACGGCCATCGTACTTGTAGAACTTGTCCACGCCCATCCAGTAAACCACGCCGGAAGCAATCACTGCGGAGTTTTCACCTTCAATCGAAATGTTGTCGCCCAACAATTGAGAACCCCAAACAACCGGAGGACCCAAGTACTGCAATGAGTAAAGTGCAGAATCAGTAAATACCAAGATTTCCTGACGGGTTTGCACTGCGGCAATGATTTCTGACCCGTGCGAAAGGCGGACACTGCCAGCCTGATTGGTGGCGGCAGGAGACCAGTCTGTGACGGATTCCTGATCAGACCAGCGAATCAACATTGGGTCTAGTATGCTTGACCCGTAGTCGTTCGTACCCATGCAGAACACAAACCGACTTGTATCAGAGATAAAAATCAAGTTCTGGTAGAGAGGAACACTGAGTGCCCCATTTAATTGACTCACAGGAATTCCATTTGGAATCACATACGCAGTACCAGAAGAAATCGCACCGCTTGTATCAATTGCCGTACCACCCGGTGTAGTCGCAAGATTGCAAGTTGACCCAGATGCGTTGATGACGTAATAGGTTGTGCCGGGACTTAAATTGGTGGGCAATCTACCGGAACTGGTCAACTGAACTGCCATTCCATTAAAGAAAGCAATTGTTGCGGTCAACACGCCGGGATTGGTTTGCGTAATTGAAGCGGTCACTTTTTCGTAACCAGTGTAGGCGTTCCAGTAATACATCGGGCCGCCACGGTATCCGTAGACCAAATCCTGACCAAAATTGGCTTGGCTCCAAATCCGAAGCGTTGAACTTGATGTCCCACCAACACCCCAAGTACCAGCACTCCATGCGCCAGCACCCCAGCCAACCAAAGGAATTTGATATTCTGGGCCAACATTTACTTGGTAAAGAGCGTTTACATACGAGCCTCCACCGCCAGATGTTGATCCAGATGCGGCAGATGAGGCGGTGATTGTGTATGTGTTTGTACCGGTGACGGTGACTTGGTATTCTCCGTTTAAATTAAGACCGCTCACTGTAGTGGCGTTGCTGAAGGTTACAAAGTCGCCAGTCACACAACCGTGGCTATTGTCAGTCACGGTTACCGTTGTGGTTCCGTTGGTCGTGAAGGGGCCGTTTAAAACAGCACCACGACGAATCGGAGTGATGTCGTAATAGGCTCCACCGTTTTCTATGTAGAACTTCAGGTTTGTTCCAAGACCCAACAGATTTAAACCTGCGAGTGTGACCCAGTTCCAAATGGATCGGCAAATACCCAAAAAGGTGTTGCCAGAAATTCTTTGCCACCCGCCGATTTTCTCAGGGGTTCCAGCCCTGAAACGAACTTTATCGGACTCATACCATCCGCCAACGACGTTCACGCCAAAATTCACAGAGCCAAGGGCTTCTGAGGCATATCGGGTGTTCTCTCGGTTCACCCCGGGTCGGAATAGTATCTTTTTGAGCGGCATGACTG